CGACGTAGTCGATGAGGTAGTTGACCAGCCTGTAGACGACGTAGTCGATGAGGTAGTTGACCAGCCTGCAGACGACGTAGTCGATGAGGTAGTTGACCAGCCTGCAGACGACGTAGTCGATGAAGTAGTTGACCAGCCTGCAGACGACGTAGTCGATGAAGTAGTTGACCAGCCTGCAGACGACGTAGTCGATGAAGTAGTTGACCAGCCTGTAGACGACGTAGTCGATGAAGTAGTTGACCAGCCTGCAGACGATGTAGTCGATGAGGTAGTTGACCAGCCTGTAGACGACGTAGTCGATGAAGTAGTTGACCAACCTGCAGACGACGTAGTCGACGTAGTCGATGAGACCGTAGACGACGTAGACACTATAATCGACGAGACCGTAGACGAGACGGCGGAGACAGACCCCTATGCAGAAGTTTTGGCGGAGATCGCACAAAACCAACTAGATATTCAGCAGCAGCAAGAGCAGCAAATACAGCAGCAAATCCAAATACAGCAGCAAATCCAAATACAGCAGCAGCGCCGTAACGTATCTGATTTTGCGCGTACCCTGCGAGCACAGACTGATTTGGAGGGGCAACGTGTTGACGTCGAAACGCCTGACCCGCTGGAGTTAGAGTACCTCTACGACTTCAGCAGTATCTTTGCTACGCCTGAGCAGGAGGAGCTTTTCGTGCGCCCCTATGCTAAGGGTGGACAAGTAGGGGACTTAACTGATAAAATCTTACTTATTATAGGGGAAAACGGATGAGTTTTTGGAGCAACACTCTGGACTGGTTGGGTGGTGGTGACACTAACTTCAACGATGTGCTTGGCAGCGTAAACTGGCAGGGTGTTGGTAGCCTTGCGGGTAGTTACTTCTTGAGCAATTCCGGTTTTGCTAACAGCGATGCCCCTCAAACTGGGTATCAAGGTAGCGTCCCCCGGTACACGGCGGTGCGCGAACGTGTAGCTGATACCTACGATCCTAACCGTCGCCCCGGTAGCAGCGGGCAGCGGTACTTCACCGATACGCAGTATGTAGACCCGTACGCCCCCCTCGAAACGGCGGTTGCTAACGACGCAGCTGGCGACACGGTAGCAGAAGCGGACGCCGCCACAGACACCGCGGATACAACTGCTACAGAAGTTGTCTCTCAAGACCCTAGCGAAGAGGGTTTGGCGGCGCTTGATATCGTGCGTCAACTTGCGGGTAAGCAGGCCGAGTATCTCCGAGGGCAAAACGTCGCCAACCCCGCGATGCAAACCCGCCCTACACCCCTGCAGTTTGCGGCGCAGCCCACAGGTAACACCTCCCCAATCGTTTCTCGTGCCCCCGCTAATGTCATTCAAAATATGCCAGTCGAGACACAGACGCAGGGGCTATCTGGGTTCGTCCCACAATACGCCCAAGGCGGCATTGCTAACTTAGCAGGTGGGCGCTACCTCGACGGCGCCACCGATGGCATGGCTGATAAAGTCCCTGCGAACATTGATGGGCAGCAAGAGGCCCGACTCTCCGACGGAGAGTTTGTAATCCCCGCCGATGTTGTAAGTCACCTCGGTAACGGCAACTCTAACGCTGGTGTTATGCAGCTGTACGCGATGATGGACAACGTTCGGAAAGCGCGCACGGGTAACCCCAAGCAAGGCAAACAGATTAACCCGGCGCAGTACATGCCGGGGATGAGGGCGTAAGCTATGGCGGAAGAAAATACAGACCTCGCAATGCCGAAAGACCCGGTCGCCGGGAAGGAATCTGGCCGCGAGTCCTCTCTATCTAACTGGGCTGGGCCGTATGTTACTGACATGCTGGGCCGTGGTCAGGCGCTCGCCGACCAACCATTCGAAGCCTACACCGGTCCGCTCACGGCGGGGCAGTCTGAACTACAGACACAGGCGTTCGAAGGTCTTGCAGGGTTGGCTATCCCCACAGATCAGATGGGGGCCTTTGTACCGCAGCAGTTTACCGCTGAATCCGCACAGCAGTTAATGAACCCCTACCTGCAGGCTGCGCTCGACCCACAGATTGCTGAAGCACGCCGCCAAGCCGAAATTCAACGGGTACAGGACGCTGGCCGGTTAACTCGTGCCGGTGCATACGGCGGCTCACGCCAAGCTATCATGGAGTCGGAAGCCAACCGCAACCTCCTGCAAAACCTGTCTGCCATTACCGGCGAAGGGTACCGCACCGCATACGACCAAGCGATGGGGCAGTTCAACACTCAACAAGATCGTGAGATGGCGGCACAAGAAGCCGCTAACGTTTATGGTCTCTCCTCCCTGCAGCGGATTGCTGACATGGGCGCAACGCAGCGTGGGATCGAAGCCGAAGGCATCGCCGCAGACAAAACGCAGTTTGAAGAAGAGCGAGACTTCCCATACAAGCAGGTTCAGTACATGCAGTCTCTTCTGCAGGACTTGCCGATCAGTGCACAGTCTTATTCTTACATGCAACCAAGTCAGCTATCGACTGTGCTGTCCACTGCCGGTGGCCTAGATAGACTGTACGAAATGCTTTTCGACTAATAGGGGCTACACATGGACATGAACAAAGGTATCGACGCGCAGGTCTCTGACCGAGTAGACGCGTATCGTGGTCAGCCCCAACAACTTATGCAGATGTACCAGCAGAACAAAGAGCTGGTAGACTTGCTTGCCCTGCAGAAACTCAAGTCCGAGAAGGAAGCCGCGAAGCGCCAGATCGAGATGCAGATGCAGCAGCAGCCCGGCACCGTTGCACAGCAACGCGAGCAAGAAGTCATGCAGATGACTAAGGACGAGCTGGCTAAACAGACGCAGGGCGTTTTGCAACGTAAACAGCAACAGCAGCAAGTTAACATACAGCGTGCCGCCAAGGGCGGTATTGGCGCACTCGCACAGAATCGCCCTGCTCCTGCTCCTGCACAGGGTCCGACACCTATGATGGCTAGCGGTGGTATTGTGGCTTTCCAACCGGGCGGCTCCGTAGGCGGTATGCCGGGGCTTGGACAGGGTAGTAGCGTCAAGGAGCGTGTCGAGGCGCTAGGAATTAACTACGACGAGTTTCAACGCCTACCTGCGGCGGAGCGGGAGCGCATCCTGCAAACTGTTCGTGACCAATCTATGGCGGCGCGTGCTGGGCAGCGTATGACGAGGGCCGGTGCGCAAGCGTTGGACAATATAAACGACCCGCTAAAAGCCATCGGTAACTTGGGCATTGGGATTGCAAACTCTCGTGTAGGTCGTGCGGCTGGGCTTTCTGACCCCCGTAAACCTATTGAACCGTTCGAGTACAACACAGCTGACACAGCTGCGCGTGAGCGGGTCGCCGCTAACCAACTCCCAGTGGATGCAGAGGGCAACCCTGTCTCGATTGAGTCCCTGCTACCCCCCGGCCCAGCGCAAGACCTACCAAAAGACGTAGCCACCCCCACGCTAAACGCCCCGCCTGTAAGGCGCCCCACCGCTGATACTGGGTCAGGGCTACCGTCCGTTATGCCGGATGCTCCGACCCCTGCGAGGCCCTCCGCCACGGAAGAGGCGACAGTAGGGACAACAACTACACCAGCGCCAGCACCAGCCGCGGCAACGCCGACACCAGCGGGCACAGGGATTGCAGGTTTGGGTGCAGGTAGCATGGGCGGTGCAGAGAACGCCCTCATGCGCGGCGTTAAGATTGGTGAAGACGTGCTAGGCCGTGACGAGAAGGCCGCGAAGTACGCAGAGTACGAAGCGCAACTGGCTGAACTCGACGAAGAACTTAACGATCCTGCAGCCGAGCGTCGCCAGCAACTGCAGGCGTTCTTGATCGGCACCGCCGGTGCAACCAATATCGGGTACGCTATGGCAGGGGGTGCTGCTGCGTCGATCAACCTAGAGAACCAACAGAAGCGCAACCGTCGGAACCGCATGTTGAGCCGTATCCAGCTTGGCGAACGTGGTATGGAGCTAGATTCGGAGATGGGTCGCGCTGCGCTGTCTTTGGGCAACCAGATGTTTGCAGACTTCAACGCAAACAAACGTGCGGCTATCTCCGCCGCTGCTACACTGGACGCCGCACGGCTTAGAAAAGTCACTGCCGATGCGGACCGTGAGTTTGAACGGGAGAAACAAGAGGATAGCAACGCGCTTCAAATACGAGAGCTTGATATTCGCGAAGCCGAAGTGGCAGTGGAACAGGCGCGTAACGAAGAGCTTGCTCTCAGTCGCCGTGTCGATGGTGTGCTGACGGCCACTAAGAACCTACTACAGCAGTCAGAAGATGCGTATAAGGCAGGAGCGGAACGTTACGGTGTAGAAGACGCCGCGGCGAACCTCTCAATGTTGACCCCAAAAGACGATGGGTACGACGCAGCGATGGCACAGTTTGAGACTGTAGCCGCGGAAGCTGATGGGTGGGCCACACAATATCTTGAAAGGTTTGGGGTGAAAGACACGCTGCAAGACTTAGAGGCGCAGTACTATGCACTTACTGGTGTTGACAATATGCCGGGGTTAAACCCAGACGATATTCTAGAAGTACAAAAACAAGGTGAATAATCCGCATGGCCCTATACACTCTCACGCTGCGGGATGGTTCTACACTCGACGTTGAAGCACCCGAAGGGGCCTCCAGAGAAGACCTTGCCCGTGCCGCGTCTCAACAAGCACGTCGTCAGCAGTATGAGGGTACCCCGTACGGAGACCGTCTTGCCGCACGCGAAGGGCGTATCCGGGCAGCCCAAGAAGACGTCGCAGCTAAACGTGCAGCCTATGAGGCTATGTTTGACGAACCCGATGAGAGTGGGTTTATCGGCGACTTAGTCGGTGGTTTCGGTGCGGGTGTTGTTGGTATTGGCGAGACTGCGGCACTGGGTGCCGCTACACTGCTGGACGAAGAGAAAGAACTTGCCGCACGTGAGCGTATTCAAGGACTTGCGGATAGAGTTCGCCCCGACCGGGGTGACGAGGACGACCTTACATATAAAATTGGGCAGACCTTCGGCTCTATCGCTGGGTTTATCGGCGCCGGTGCAGCTGTTACTGCCGGGGCGGGTGCTCTTGGTGCAGGGGCGGGTGCCGCAGGCATAGCAGGTTTGCTCGGTGCAAGTGCTCTCGGTGTAGGTGCAGGCGCAGGCGAAGCAAGTGAACGTGCCCGCGCAGCTGGCGCCACTCAAGAAGAGCGTAATCGGGCGGCACGGCTCGGTGCGGTGGTCGGCTCTACAGAAGCGCTGCCGCTACGTCGCGTCCTTGGCAAGCTCACTGGCGATCTCGGCGGAGAGGTCGTGCAGGGTATGCGTCAGCGAGTAGTTAGCGCACTGCGCACTGGTGGTGAAGAGGCCGCGCAGGAAGCAGCGGCGGGTATCGCACAGAACCTTATCGAGCGTGGATACAACATCGACCAAGCAGTGCTTGAAGGTGCAGGCGAAGCCGCAGCTCTCGGCGGTGGGGCCGGTGCAACCATCCAAGTCCTCGTTGACGCCCTCGTAGGTCGGCGGTCGCGCGGAGCCACTACTCCAGAAGAGCCAGAGCAGGGTGAGTTGTTTGAAGGCGAAGACCTTGGGCAAGCCCCCACGCGAGTTATGGGCGACCAACGTGAGATGTTCCCCGAGGAAGACTTGGGTAGAGCACCAGAGCGGCCTGACGACCGGCAGCTGAACCTGTTCGACCAGCGCCCCGAACGTGCGCCAGAGCCTGAGCAGCGGGATATGATCCGTGAGCTAGAGCAAGCCACAATCCCCGAAGAAGAAGCCCGCGCACAGGCAGCCGCCCGCGAACGTGAAGCACTGCGTGCCGCAGGGCGGGGTGACGAAGCCGCGTTTGAACAACCTGACTTGTTTGCATTGCAGCAAGAGCAAGAGCGCCGTCGTGTGGGCGAACAACCTGCTACTCCAGAGCGTCCGGCGGAAGGCACACCACAAGAACCTGCGACCGTACGTGAGCGTGACCTCGTAGACCTAGCGCAGCAGCGTGAGCAAACCGCACGTGAAGACGCAGACATCGCCGACCAGCTCGCCGCTATTGAAGCCGAAGAAGCCGCGCAGCAGCAACAGGCTCAGGCCCTTCGTGCAGAGTCAGACATCGAGACGATCAGTGGGCAGGAAGATACCCGGCGTCGCAAGGCCACTGAAGCTACGCGTACTAAGATCTTACAAGATACTATCGAGAAAACACCCAGCCGGAACTACAATCGTGTAGGCCGCGCGTTTAGCGACGCATTGGCCGCACAGGGTATCGCCGACACCGCCCCCACACAGGCTGAACTACAGTCCATCGAGCGTGCGGTGAATGTGCAGCGGGCCGAGCGCCCTGAACCCGAAGCTACGCCGACTGTTACCTCACCCCCAGAGGCTACGCAGCTGGAGGAAATGGAGGCACGCATCCCAGAGCGGCCCGCGCAGCGTGAACCAGAGCAGTTGGGTATGGAGGGGATTCGGCGCCGGGTCCAGCAGGCTCCTACACAAGCATCCGAACCCGCCGCAGCTCGGGAAGTCGTCACTCGTGCTATGCTCGACGAAATGGGGATTGCTCCGCAGTCGCCTGTACGTCGCCGCCTTCTGGGTAAGGACTTAAATGACCCTACAACGCGTAAAATTATTACTTCTTTTGCAAACCAGCCGCGCACTTCTCAAGCTGCAGAATTGGGTATTAGCCGCCGCCTCGAAGGGGTCCCAGAAGAACAACCAGACCTGTTCGCGCCCCGCCGTGGCGGACGTAGACCCACAGCCGCTACCCCTACAACAGCTACTCCAACCCCACTTGCAACAGAACCTGCTGTTCCGTCGAGACCCACAGAGCAAGGTCGCCCTGCAGCAGAAGCTCAGGAGACCCCCGATGCTAGCACACCTGTCACAGAGAGAGCTGGAGCAAGCGTTCCAAGTCGTGGACGCGGCGTGGGAGGCGGCGGACGGGGGGCTGGTCGAGGTGCAGGTGCCCCAGAGCCTACGACACCTAGAAGCAGACGATTGGGAGCACGTGACGAGGCTACTCCTCGTCCTGCAGCAGCAGCAGGCGCGCAGCGAACTCCACTAGAAGGCGCGACGCAGCGGGGAGTGTTGCCGACGCTACCGCGTCGCCCTGTCATTGACCGCCAGACCCTAAAGCCTGTACCGGAAGAGCGGGCCGGGCCGACGTCCCGTGCCTTGGCACCGCGTGAGAAAATCTCACCGACAGATAAGCCGAAAGTCAGCACCGAGCAAGTTACCAAGCAGCTGAAGGACCGGTACGAGGCGAATGTCTCCCAAGCAGCGCGCCAGTTCGTCAAGAACTTGGATATGTCAATCACAAGCCCGTTAACGGTTGCTGACAAGACTGCCATCTTAAAAGTTCTTAACACCAAATCAACCAAGGCCAACAAAGCTACCATCGGTGCGCTTAAGAAGTACCTCGGTAACTATCCCGATCCGGCACTCGGACTGCAGGATGCTATCGACGATGTGGTTACGGGTCGTGGGAGATTTAAGAGTACGCCCGATATGCCCCCCGGCGAGACCGCGTTCCTTGGCGGCGACGGCGAAAAAGGTACAATCCCCGGATACGGTAAGAAAACAGCCCAAGCAGTGCTTGATTGGGCCAGCAAGAACATGTCTGAGGCCACCAAGCGGTGGATCGCGGGTAAGACTGTAGAGTCCAAGAACGCCATGCAGGCGGTCGAAGCCTTCGAGTCCACCGACCTCGTCGCCAAGCGCCGCGAGCTGGAGAAGGCGTTTGAGGGTGGGTTCGACCCGACCAATGATGCAGACAATAAGCGCCTCGCCGAAGTTCTTGAGAAGCTCGGCATCGACGAGACTGACCCGATGGTGCGTGGCCTCATGGCCAGCGGCAGTTTGTTCAACATGGTCGTCCCGGCATCGCGCATACCGCTGTCGAATGTCGTCGTTGGTATGCTTACTAAGGGTGATCTCGGCGCTGCGCTGCGCACTTTGGCGGCTACAAGCAACGATCCCGAAGTCGCTGCAGTGGCTTCCAAGCTGGCCAAGATGGTTGGTGATACCAAGGTCGAGCTGGCTGGTACACTGCGCGCACCTGACGGGTCCGAAGTAGCCGGGGTTTTCGACACCGATACAAATACCATTGCGCTTTCGACAAAGTTCGGCCTCAACACTCACGTGCTTCTGCATGAGATGGCCCACGCCGCAACCGTTGCGACACTGGCTAAGAAGGGCCACCCGCTGACGCGCAAGCTGCAGAAAATCTTTGACGAAACTAAAGACCACATGCCCACTGCATATGGGTTCACTGACCTGAATGAGTTTGTGGCAGAGGCGTTCTCGAACCCTGAGTTCCAACGGATGTTGTCCGGGCTACGCGTCGGGGGTGACCCCCTAACTCCTTTTGCTAAGTTCAAAGCAGCGATTTCCAACTTCCTGCGTACGCTTATCGGCAAACCAGTGAAACCCACGGAGTCCGCACTAGACCAAGCAACTGGTATCATTGACAACATTCTCGCCCCCGCACCAAGCAACATCGGAACCGGTGAGTTCTTTATGTTGTCGCCCCGCGATGCGGGTAAACGTGCAGCAGACATGCTGAAAGATATTGTAGATAGCACGCCACCAGCCACGAAACAGTTTGCGCAAGAACACGCCGACCAAGTCATAGACTTTGTTAAAGGTGACGCCGCTGCGAAGGCCAAGCAGTTCTTGCTCTATAGCTTGCCAATGATCTCGGTGGTGAACACTGCGAAGAAGGCGGGTATCAAAGGTGCCGACACCCTGTTCGATCTTATGGAGCGCCAGCGTGGTGCGATGAACAAGTCAGACCAAGAGGTCGAAGGTACTCTGAAGAGCGTGTCTAACTGGGCACGTGCGAACAAAGACAAAGTAAAGACACTCGACACGGTGGTGTACACTAGCACCATCGAGCAGGTTGACCCGTCGAAACCGGCGAGTGCGTATAAAGATGACCCTGAGAAGCTGAAAGCGTGGAAGTCCATGCAGGCTGACTGGCGTGCGCTGTCGGCTACTGGCGGGGATAAAATCTATGCCCAGATGCGCGACTCGTACAAGAAACAGTACCTGAAGATGCGTGACGTGATCTTCGGCAAGCTGGACGACACCAAAGAACTTAGTGCCGAGTCTCGGGACAAACTCAAGAAGCAGGTGTATGCACGTCTGTTTGAGACCGGCACTATCGAGCCGTACTTCCCACTGACACGTTCTGGAGACTACTGGCTGTCCTACACGGCAGCGGACGGAGAGTTCTACGTCGAGGCTTTCCAAAGCCGGAACGCCCGTGAACGTGCGATGAAGGACCTCAAAGCCGACACGGGCGTCAAGAACGTAGAGCCGTTCGTCAACATCAGCAACGTCAACTATGCACGGGCACCTGAAGGTTCGTTCGTAAAAGAGACGCTGCGTACCCTCGACGCCAACGGCGTAGACCCAAAAGTCAAAGAAGAACTCATGCGGTTGTTCGTAGAGACACTGCCTGAAACATCTTTTGCTAAGGCCCTGCAGCGTCGTAAAGGCACAAAGGGCTACGAAGAAGACGCCATTGACGCTTTCAAAACCAAAGCGTTTGATCTTGGTCGGCAGGTGGAACGCCTGCGGTTTAGTTCCAAAATCCGCGAACTTGAGGCAAGCCTCGTTGACGACAACCGCGATGTGCTGACGGAAGAGAACAAGTACATCCTAGACGAGATCAACGCCCGTGCAGAGTTTGCACGGAACCCACCCAAGGATGCGTTGGCGCAGAACCTAAACCGCGGTGCGTTCTTGTTCACACTGGGTTTCAACGTCTCATCGGCGTTGGTCAACACGTCACAACTTCCTATGGTGGTGTACCCTATGTTGGCCGGGCGTCATGGCTATGGCGCAGCGGGGCGCGCGATTCGTAACGCAACTAAATTGTTTACGAGCAGTGGGTTTAACCGCAAGAGTGACATGATCGCTCCATCCGGCGACGAGAAGAGTGTTAAAGTCCGTGCCATGCCAAGCATCGACAACTACTTCGAACTGGATGCAAACGGGGATTATGTAATCCGCAAGGACATCGAACTCGACCCAGAGATGCGCGCGGAAGTCGAAGAAATCAAACCGCTCATGCAGTTGATGGCAGAGCGTGGACACCTCAACCGCTCCCTGATTGCCGATACCCTTGGGCTTGACGCGTCAGGGCGTAAGCGTAGTGCAGTTGACTATGTGTCGTCTGTGGGTGCTACGTTCTTCCACAACGCGGAAGTCTTCAACCGTCAGGTCACCGCCATGACCGCATATCAGTTGGAACTAGAACGCCTGAAAACTGCAGAGCCTACACTGTCGACAACAGAGCGGCAGGAGAAGGCCGCGGAGCAGGCGCTGTATGACTCGCAGATGATGAACGGTGGCTCCGTGCTTGAGACTGCGCCGCGTATCAGCCAACAAGGCGTTGGGCGTGTGGCGCTTATGTATAAGACCTACGGCATCCAGATGTACTACACGCTACTTAAAACAGCGCGTGATGGTGTGGACGCACACTTTGCAGGTGACAAAGAGATGCGCAATGTTGCCCTGCGTCAGCTAGGTGGGGTTGTTGGATCGACGTTTGTACTCGCGGGGGCTGTCGGCCTACCGTTCGCACGGGAGATCATGCAGTTGATTGACCTGTTGTTCTTCGACGAGGAAGAAGACGACGTTGAGACAGTGGTGCGCAAAGCAATCGGCGAAGGTGCATACAAGGGGCCACTGACTGCGCTGCTTGGTGTTGACCTGTCAAGCCGTATTGGTCTGTCCGGTCTGATCCTACAAGCTAACCGCTTCAACAGTGACCCGTCGCCAGAAGAAAGCCTGCTGTATTACGCAGGTGGCCCAGCGTGGAGTACGATCTCCTCGATTATCCGCGGCATCGACAACATGAAACAAGGTGAGATCGAGCGGGGCTTCGAGGCAATGATGCCTTCTGGCCTCAGAAACGCTTACCAAGCGGTGTTCCGCTTCCCACGTGACGAAGGTATCCTGACGCGTCGTGGTGACCCTATCATGGACGATCTGTCATTCGGTGAGCTGGCTGCGAAAGCAATCGGCTTCGCCCCCGCAGAGTATACCCGTGCGCAGGAGATGAACCAGCAGACAAAGGGTATTGACCGCGCGGTAAACTCCAAGCGCACCAAACTCCTGCGCCAGTACTATGTGGCTACTCGCATGGGTGACTACGATGAGCGCAACAGCGTCATGAAGAAAATCCGTGCGTTCAACAACCGCCACCGCACGGCACGGATCGACGGCGACTCGCTGCGCCGTTCAATGCGGCAGCACATGGAAACGTCGGCCACTATGTATAATGGTGTAACACTCAGCCCCAACATGCGCAGGGTGCTAGAGGAAAGCCGGAACGAATGGGACCAAGGATTCCAACTCTTCTAAGAAAAAGCCCCCGCACAAGGCGGGGGCAGGTCAGTCAGAGGAGAACATGTAGAGCAAGAACATGTTGTGGTGGTATCCTATCACACTGTCCTCCACATGCGTACCCCAAATTTACCATCTTCGATGCGCGGGTGAACCTGCATAGTCCAGCCCTTACTCTTAGCTATTTTAGTTATCTGCTTCTTGGCTTCTTCGACGTTGATACACGGGATGAAAGCTGACGCCCCTGCAGGCATAGCGTCCCACGCCACAACAATACGTACACCATCAGGGTGCAGGTCATCAGTCTTCGGTATCGCCTTCATCGCTGCCTCCGTGCTCTAGTTCAAAGTTAACCTCAAGTACATCCGCGGCGGGTAGGTTCAGGTTAGTGCCCTTCGTGATACGCATCTTGCGCTTCACGGCCCCTTTGTCTTTTATCAAATCAGATATGCAGGCTGTGTAATCTATCTGCTGTTCGATACACCAACGCTTGAACGGTTTGGCTAGGATAAACGCCTTCTTTGTGTCGGTCTCGTACCGTGCCACCAGCTTCGTGCGTGGGTTCATCTCGGGGATCACCAGAGACTCTATGCCATCCTGCGTCGTACCACGTAGATCGCTCGTACTCTTTATGGACAGGATGTTGCCGTTGTGCTCGGCAAAGAAGTCCGCGAGTATCTGGCTCGACGAGGCGGTCATATCCTGCACCGTCATCTGGTTGTACTTAACAAGTTGCACCGCGAACTTAAACACCTCCGCCATATCGTAGGCAAGCAGTCCGATCTTGTTGGCTATGATGCCTGCGGTCAGTGCCTTCGTGATGTACTCTGACCAGAACCGCTCTGACGACTGCATGTTGCACGCTTCATCTACACGCTTGCGTACCTTGGCTTCGATCTGCGCCACAGCTTCCTTGTTGTTCATGTAGTACTGCACGAACACAACACCCGCCTGCCCATAGTGTTTCTTGGCGCGGTTAGAGAACTCATCAGTCATGGCCTTTTCGCCTGTACTGCTAAAGAACTTATCCACCCGTGCCTCTAGTACCCGTAGGGCCTCTGCCTTCGGCGCGTTTTTGTACAGCGAAATCTTCTCGATCAGGCTCATCTGCCCCGTGGAGATAGCCAAGAAGCGCCATGCTCCACCACGCGCGCGCTCTACGTTAGCCCCGCCAGACATCCGGTTACGTTGGGAGCCTTCCGTGATACCGTATGCGGTGTCAGACGCCAGCTTGGGTGAAGTGTTGGTGATCTCGTCCGTAGGGAACGGTAGGTTTTTGTACACTTCGGCTCGGTTCATGCGCGAGTTAAGCGAGTCCCGCTCCTTCAAAACAAGGTCTTCGGGGTTGCCCCACGGGGTCAGCGCCATGTTCATCGCGGTCGTTTTGCCAAGCCCTGAGTCCTTACTATGCAGGTGCAGCAAGCAGCCATACAGGTGGGACGTGCGCATCAGCACACTGCCGAACCCGGCGCATACTACGAGTTGATACAACTCCATGCCACGCTTGTTGAAAAAGTCAGCGTTCTCTTTCCATCCCTCTAGCGAACCCTTCGGTGTGAAGAACGGGAAGGCAAACGCAGTGGCAGTCGATGCAGGGTTAAAGTCGATACGGTCCGGGAATATCTCACGGTCGCCAAGGATGAACGAGGTGCCCTCGTCGTCAGACCAACCGAATTGTACGTGCGCCACTTCAGCTGCGCCGCCGTGCTGTAGTTCCTCAATCCACCTAATGCTGTATGTCATCAACGCCTCCAAGTTAGCGCCCCATGCTGTAACGCCTTTGGCACCAATAGCTTTCCTAAATTCGTCCTTCGACGTGACCGCAATCTGCGGCACAGTAAACTCACGCACGCCGTCTTTGGGTAGGTGCAGGCGGAATACCAACATGTCCTGTTCGCCATCGGTCACGCGGCGTACAATGTATAGGTCGTTATGGTATATACACTTGTCTTCGATGTCGCCGTCGGCGTTCTCAGTGCGCAGGTATATACCCCCGTTAGCCCCACGAAAGAACGGCTTGGGGTAGGTCGGTATGACGTACGTCTCTGGCTCTTCGGTATCGGTCGCAGGTTGCAGCTCGATAACGTTGTCTTCTTCCGTCGCTTCCTTGGTGCGCCCACCCAACGAGATAGGAGACTTGATCTTGCCCCACAGGGGGCACCCCGTGCACACATCGGGGTTATATTCGTCGAACGTGCTGCACAGATACGGTCCTTTGATGCGGTCCATCTTCTCGTACATCTCGTCAGGGGAGAAGTCAGGGTGCCCCTCGGAGATACGCAGTGCTGCCTTGTCAGCATCCGTGCAGTGCTTTGCAATCGACAGACCCGCGCGCCACAGCGGTTCCGACATTGTGGTCTGGTTCTTGTAGATGTAGGCAAGTTGGGCACAGCCCTTCCCCTTGCCAGTCTTAATCATAATATCTTTGAAGTAGTTTTCTTTGTTCCCCATCAGTGCGTCTAACACCGCATGGCTCCCGCTCATTGGCGTAAATTTCTTAGGAACTGGTATCGGGTCAGCGCCAAGCAACTCAGAGAACGTGTCAAAATCTACCGGCTGGACTTCATCCAAGCCGAATATGGATACCTCTGCGGGCGGGTCGCTCTTGTGGTTGTGGGTCTCTGGTACGCGCAGGATACGTGCAATATCCGCGGTCACGGAAGGGTCGGCCTCGAACCCGTGCTTGGCGCACAACGCCTTGAGTCGTTCAGCTACAGGCTCCCACTCGGTGCAGGAGACGTCCTCGCTCAAGGGCCAGTATACGTGCACACCCCGTCCAGAATTGACAGTGATTGGTCGTGGTAGGCTTAATGTCTTACAGAACTTACGCAGCGCCTTGATAGCATCTAGCTGCGTGGGGAACTCTTTGCTCGGCCCGCAGTCTAAGTCCATGAAGAACGCGCGCATCTTAAACGCGTCCTCTTTTTTGCGTGATCCGGCTTCGCCGAAAGTAGCCAGTGCAAAGTACGTATCGTAGCCGTTGTCGTTGAAGTCCCTCGCAGCATCCATCACATGGTCTATGCTGTCGTAGAATTTTTGTTTACGCTGCCCTGTCTTGTTAGCGGCAAATACGCAGTACCAGCCTTCGCGGGCCACCACGCTTTGTAGAAATCTTTTTGTTTGCATTGCTCTTGCCCATAGAAGAAGTGCCGTGGCCTGTTACAGCCACGGCGTCCGCTGATTACTCGTCGTCATCCCATGCGTCGACAAGATCACTAAGGTCGTCGGTAGAGGGTTTGTCCTCTTCTTTTTTGCTGACCTTTTTGACGGGTTCTTCTACAGGCGCATCGTCTTGTTCGGCGGGCGCTGCCTTCTCCAACACGTTGTTGGACTTCTTGGGTGCAGGTTTTTCGGCCACCTTGTCGCTCTGGGCTACAGACATGGTGATGGCCTTCTGCACATCAGGGTTCTCGCGCAGTTCAATAACTTCTTTCAGTTCATCCTCGGACAACGGGCGTGCTGCCTTGAAGAATAGCTTCGGAACATCACTGTTCTCGTCGAAGTACATCTCAGTCACCACAGCAGAGGGCGGGGCTTTGTGTGCGTTCAAGTAGTTGGCGTACGCCTGCATTGGCATCTTGCCGTCTACCGCTTTACCGAACACCGATGTAGCTGACAGCTGCGCTTGGTATACCTTGTCGTACTGGCCTTCGAGGGCCACAGCAATCCGCTGCGCGTAGCGGCAGGCACGGGTTTCACCTTGCCCTGACCCCTTTACGTTCATTGGGCAGTCAGCACAGCGAGACGCTTGGCGCTGCTCTTCTGGTACATCTGGCGATGGGGCCTGAGTGTCTGCAGACCAGCACGTCGGACCCGACGGGTTCTCTGGGTCGTACACCCCTGCATAATAGGAACGCGAAATCTTTGCCGCGTCCAAGATAACAACGTTCAAAGAACCGCTGCTGTTCACGTTAACCTGTTCACCACCAACCAACTCACGGAAGCGGCCCCCACGGAAGCTGATCCGGCGCATACCGCCACCGCCACCTGCAAGGTTATCTGCGGTAGATTGCAGGGATTTGAACAGGTCACTGTTCACAAGGCTGTTGCCCTTAAAGAGTTCTAGATCACTCATGTGCGTTCTCCTTACGCTACGGGTGGTTTGGTTGCGGCTTTGACAGCCCACATCGCGGCTTCTTCGATCGCGGTCTGCGCCAGCGCCTTAAGGCGCGCTACTTCCGGGTTGGTCACAATTCCACCCGGAGCGATACCATCCATACCGATGACCTCAATCAGGTCGATCAGGTCTGCGGCTTTGCGCTTGATCTGCCCAACCATGTCATCGTTCGACGGGTTGAAGTTGATACCTACGCGGTATTCGCCTTTTGTCATGCTCTCTCCTTACGCGTCTTCGTCAGCATCGAAATCAAATTCTAGCTGCGCTTCTTGCTCTTGGGCTGCTACGCCCACAACACCCACCGCACCGGTAGCTTCGACAGCGGTGGTATCCTCTCCATGCTCTACGTCGTCTTTGCGCATTTGTGTCAGCGCGTCAGATACAAGATCACGGTTAAACCGGTATGTGTTCCCCAACTTGATGTACGTCTCTTCGGGGATGTGTCCTTGCCGTACCCATGCACGGATCGTGGAGACCGACACATGAAAGTATTGTGCTAGGCTCTCGATGGTTACAAAGGGGCTTTTGTCTTTTGCTTCAGTCATTTCTTCCTCACTGAAATCGCGTACTCAGAGTCCACGTTCAGCCCCTGCGGGAGTAGGTCAGGGTTCTCTTCGAGGAACTGTTTTACGCTGGTTTGATTAAGGCTTTTACTCAAGAACTCGGGCACCCCGTGCTCAAGAATAAACCGGTGCATGGCTTCCCAATCGCTAGTCCAATACCGCTTCTTCACTGTGCGGTAGAACAACCCTGCATTGGTGCGCACGCTCTCGACATCCTGCTCTTTGCAGTAGTCCAACAATGCTCGCTTTATCTTGTCTTGCTGTGCCTTGAGTTCGTCGTCTTCTTTCTTAAACGCGGCAGACATCTGCGCACGCTTGTCACGTATCTTGATGTATATGCGCGTCAGCTTATCGACAGAAATTGTTTCATCGCTCATGATGTTCTCCTTTGCTGAGACCTTACAGATACTATCTAGTCTTACGCTAGTCAAGTATTTCTTTGTAGAGGTCGATCATCTTTGTGTGTACGTCAATTCTATTGTCAAGTAATGCGTATACACGTTTTTCTATAGCAGAGCCTTGCAGTTGCACGACTGTGCATGGATGCTTCTGTCCTGACCTGTGGACCCGTGCGTTCGCCTGCGCGTATGTCTCCAGCGACGACGTTGGTCCCCACCATACTACGGTGTTGGCTGCTGTTAAAGTCACACCATGTGCCGCCGATTGGGGCTGGATCACCAATATCTTGGGGTCAGGCGTATCTTGGAAGCGTTTGAATATCTCTGTGCGCTTCGTTGCAGGCACGTCTCCGCGAATGACTTCGGTACTGTGCCCGTCCTTGCGTAGCTTCTCCACCAAGATGTCGATTGTGTGCTTGAACGGCACGAACACCAACACCTTCTGGCTGCTCTCGTCGATAACTTCTTTCAGTACGTTGTACCGGTTCTTGATGTCGAACTCTAACGTCTCGCCAGAGTCGGCATAGATGGCACCGGTGCTGATCTGTAGGAGTTTGTTCATCGCCACCGCTGCGTTGGCCGCAGTGATCTCTTCTCCCGCTGCCTCCATGACGAGGCGGTCCTTCAACAGCTTGTAGTACTTCTTCTGCTGGCGTGTCAGCTCTACGAACCGCTTGACGTAGGTCATATCGGGCAGGTCGAGACACTGTTCCTTGGTGTACCTGATGGCAGGTTGCAGTGCGTTATACACTGTCTGGGTCGCTGTCTCTTTCGGCGCCCACTTGAACTGCGTAATCTTGACCATGACTTGATCGCGGAACGAGCCAAAGAACCTCGGTACGGATGCGGGGTTGACTAACTTAGCTATACCGTAGGCGTCGAGGGGGGACTGTGCAGCGGGTGTACCCGTCATCATCCACAGCCATGTGTTCTCGTCGACGATGCGATTGAGGCACTTCCAACGCTTACTCTGTGCGTTCTTGTAGTGTGTCGCTTCATCCACGATGATAAGGTCGAACCCACCGTTGCGGATGTTCTCCTCGACGATCTCTACCCCGTCGTAGTTTATCACCACGAACTCAGCACCGTTGTCGATGATCTTCTTGCGCTTGGCTGCTGCACCGTGGGCCACATCGACTGTGCGGTGCATGGCTACTTCGAATAGGTCATCCCGCCACGCCGAATCCATAATGGATAGGGGGCAGATGATTAGCGCACGTCGGATCACCCCTTGCTTCATCAAGAAGTCAGCTGCCCAGATCGCCGATGCTGTCTTGCCTGTACCCTGCTCGTTGAAGCAGAACGCCTTGCGGTTCAGTGTCAGGAACTCAGCTGTCTTCTTCTGGTGGTCGTAGGGCTTGTATCGCCCCGGCCAATCGTAACGTCCAGTAATGGGTGATGGCACGTCAATGTTCATGTCGCGTAGGGTTTGAACCTCGTCCATACCCCAGTTGACTACGACTTCGTTGTCACGCACCAGCTTGCTCTTGCGTATGCTATTAGTGACACGTTTGGGATTGCGTAGCTTTAGAAGCAACGCCTTACCGTTGATGATCTGCATGTCTTCTCCTCGCAGCGGTTTCCCGCGTGTTAGTGGTGCACTAACGTTTCCTCGGGCTACTTAACGCGCCACCCGCGGCTCGGTTCTTATTGCGGCTCTGGACGGTCACGCCGTTCTTGTTCGAGCCACCACGTGATAAGGGCTTCTTGTGCGCGACGTCTTTGCCCTCACGCTTGTCAGCCTTACCGTTTTTGTTGGCATCCTTACCGGTCTTATCCATCTTGCGTCGTGCACGCTGTCGCTCCATGCGGTCCTCGTGCTCGCCACGTTTCTTCTGCTGCTCGTACTCTTTCTTGTACGGGCGAGGTTTGTTTTTGTAAGGCATCAGTTTGCTCCGTTGTGTGGGCACTCCGTTACAGGACAATGGCGTCTGCACAGGCCGCTAGGCTTCGGGTTCCACACCCCTGTCTCGAAGGCTTTCTCCATTGTACCATACTTGCCCATCCATTTCCCCCACAGATCAGGAGTGATCTCTTCGAGGTAGGTGTCACGCACTATGTCGTTACACACCACAAACAGCAGGCCAGCGCGCACCTTCTTGATGTCAGGGAAGTGCTTGAACACAGTAAGCGCCATCAACTCTAGCTGTCCCTTGTCTGCGTAGCGTGCGGACTTGCCTGTCTTGTAGTCTATGACCCAAGCGGTTTCGGCATTGTGGTCGAGGATAAGCAAGTCAGCAATGCCGCGGAACCAAACGTCTTTTGCGTAGAAGCTGCACGGTTCGAGGTCTGCGGTCAGCCCCATCTTACGCTCGACTAACTTGTCACCGCGCTTGCTGTTGAGCGAGTCCAAAACAGGCTTGGCGAAGTCGAACGCAGGGGGTAGTGGCTTGCCCTCACCGATGTAATCCTCGGCTGCTTTGTGGAAGGCGCTACCGTAGCGCACTGCCTCGGTCTCCACAAACGGGTGCTCTTTTAGCACAGTTACATGATAAAACTGCTTGGGGCACGTATCGAAGTTCTTCATCTTGCTGAAGGACCACGGCGCTGCGGCTACGGGTTTGCTCATTCACATTCTCCATATGATTTGGCGGTGCCTGCTTCGCAGTCGACAGGTAGGCCAGTGGCCCAGTCCGGTACCCAACGCATCCATTTCTCTACACATTCCTGTGCAGCGGGGACTTCGGCGTCAGGGACACAGCACACAATCGAGTCGTGAACGGTTAGCACCACGCGGTATTCCTTAGCAATTCTTAGCATCTGCTCGCCAATGATGCAACGGGCGATAGCTTGGCACACGTTCTCTACTACTTTCCCACCGTATATCTTCTTCTCACCTGCGCGGACCTTGTAGTAGTATTGCGGTCCCTTCTCTTCCTCGCGGGCAAAGAGGTCGTGGTAGAACATGGGTAGCCCCGACGGCAGCATGACAGCCTTCTTCACGGGGTCGACAGTCAGTACCCCGGCGAGACCGAAGTCGAGCCTGTCACCCTGCGCCATGTAGCGGAGCATGTTCTGTGCGTTGCGCCATAGCTGACTGATCTTCCAGTTGGTGTCACGGTAGATGTTAATAACCCTGCGAGCCTCGTCCAACTCCATGTCGAACCCAAACGTCTTTAGCTGTGCTTGGAACTTGAGCGCACCCATGCCGTAGCCTGCACCAAGAATAGTAGTCTTACCCACAAAGCGTTGGTCCTTGGTCACCTCGTCTACAGGCACGCCGTAGATACTAGACGCCATCTTCTTATAGACGTCCTCTCTGTTAGTGAACGCACTAACAAGGTCACTCTGCTCGGCTAGCCACGCCAGTACACGGGCTTCAATCTGTGCGGAGTCAGCCTCGATCACTGTGTGCCCTTCGGGGGCGATGATCGCCTTCTTGAGCGCCTTCCCGTTCGGTCCTCGGCTCGGTAGGTTTTGCAGGTTGATCTTGTCGTCCCCGCCCCATCGGCCAGTGTGCGCCGCGTAGTAGCGGACCGGTACGGGTAGCAGCCCACGTTTGGATATATCTATAAACCTCTGAGTACGTGTTTCCTCAAGCGTGGATTTTGTCCCAAGCCGTGCAGCAACAAGCGCCTGTACCCTGTCGTCTTCATGCTCTAGCAGCGCCTTAAACTCTTCGTCGTTCTTGGCGAACGCGTACGTCTCCTTGCCTGTGGTGGGGCTGATCTTGGTCGGCGGAGTTACGCCTAAACCAATCAGCATGTCCGCAAACTTGGGGTTCGACATCAGGTCCTTCTTGTCGGTGATCCCTGCATCTACCATCAGCTGGTCCTTGCGGTCCTTGACGTTTTCGAGGTGCATCTCCAGCAGCCCAAGGTCCAAGTCCAGCGTTGGCTCCGTGAACATACGCAGGGTCAGGTCAATCAGCTTGAGTTCTTTACGTGGAAACTTCTTAGCCATGATGCTGAACAGTGTGTACGTCAGGTTCACGTCGTTGACGCAGTAGTCACCATACAGGGACAGGTCATAGTCAGAGAAATCTAATCGCCGTTTCCCCAGCGCGCGGACCACTTCCGTTCCCTTAGCTCCAACACCGTATCGTTCAGCGACTTTCTTGAGACTTGCGCTAGTCTCAACCCCATGAAGAGCACGGGCCATGTGCATAGTGTCAGCAAGAGCGCGAGGGTGGATACCAAAACGCCAAGACAAGATAGCACCGTCAAACATAGTATTGTGGGCGAGTACCATACTGTTAGCCCAGTCAAATGTATCGAGGTACTGAGCGATCTGTTCTTGTGTTCCACTGGCCCACTCCGTCTCACCGTTGTTTACTTTCACTGCGACGCCAATCACTTCGAAGCGGGGGTCACGTATATACGCTTCTGTTGTCATCTTAGACAGTGAGTAGTCCTTGGCGTAGTAGGTCTCAAAGTCGACTGTTATCAGGTCCATTGTTGTTCTCTCTCATGTATCTCTGGATTGTATGCAGGCTCTTCTTGGCCTGTTGGTCATTTTGCGTTGACGCGTTATTAGCCACACACGCTACGCGGCGCCCTCGGTGTACGAGGAAGTAGTGATCCTTTTTCTTCACCACTCCCCATGTACTCGGCAGGCCCCTAAGAACTTTTCGCAGCAGTGGATGAACTTGTTTCGGTAGGTCACGCATGGTCATACCTGCGTTACCCGCACAGCAGCTTCGCGAAATTGTTGCTTCGTTAGGTATAGGTCATCTGCCCATCGGGCGAGGAACGCGTCGTCAGGTTCGGGCCACACTACATGTTTGATGCCCGCTTGAACTATCTGAGCAGCACACTGAGCGCAGCAGGGGTGCGTCACCACAATCGTCGCCCCGTCGAGTGGCGCTGTTGCAAACAAGATCGCATTCTTCTCGGCATGTAGCACCATCTTATACTTTATCTCGCGGTTATTAAGGCGTTCTGGTGTGTCGTATACCCCCCGTGCAAGCCCGTTGTACCCTGTAGATATTACGCGTCGTTTCTTGTCGAATATAACCGCGCCGACCTGCGTGCTCGGGTCTTTACTTAACTTGGCTATATGCTCGGCGAGTTCTAGCGCCCATTTTTGTAGGTGTGGTGTGTCTATCGGCCCATTCATTGTCTTGCCCCTTTAGTCATTTTGTACTTCCTTCGGCCTGTCGTCTGTGCCGACGTTGCGAGCCTCGTAAGACACAAGGAAAGCTATGCAGCAGGCTGCGTGAGATAGGTGTGAGTACCCTGTCTCGGGGTCTTTTTCCTCACCACGCCACCACGCCCACATATGGCGCATCAGCGCGCCGAAGGGGCGAGACCACTTCATACCCAACTCCCAGTTACGGTCGGCGTATTTCTTAGCGCCGAAGGTCAGGACACGGGCAACTTCTTCGAGTAGTTCGGGAGGTAACAACTCATACCGCAGCTTATCACTGTCAAATTTTTGACCCTCCGTGATAGGCTCCCTCCAGTTCGGCGATGAAATCCGATCCATGCAGGTTTGTGCGTAGTCTACGGGCACGTCGCAGTTCAGTGCTATAGTCTCGGCGGTTGCGGTGGCGCGGTGCTTCAGCAGGTAACGCCACACACGCTCTTCTGTTGCCTCCACAGGCTTAAAAATCTGGTTCATGGAGTATCCCTTGCTCTTGCAGTTTCTTGTAGTACCGGAGTTCGCGCGTGAGGGTCACAAGCCTTGGGTCACCCGGACCTTCTTCCCAGATGATGTCATCGTATTCTCTCTCTAATTTCTTTACTTTCCCTGACACGTTAATCAGTCTTGGGTCACTGTCGTAGTCCATTGATCTTCCTTCTTGCGTACCAAATTCCAAACTTCCAAAGCAGCCTGTACGGCGACCACTTCGGCGTCATAGAGAGCGCATGAGTGCATTGCCATTGTAGTGACAGGTATTCTTCCCGTGTCTTCATATGTCGTACCCTTCCTTCCGACGGTTCTCGACAAACTTGCGTAGGTCATCCGCGGCGTGCCAGTAGCGTTGTTGTGCGGACGGGGAGGCGTCCTTCTTGGCATGGGCTTCCATCCAGAAATCTACCTGCTGTTTGAGGAACCGCAGCTCTGCCTGTTGAGCGGGGGGCAACTCTGTCTTTCCCACGATACCCTAGACCTCCCGTGCATCTTCGATGTTGTCCGCGTTGATAACAAGCGATACCCCTCCCGCTTCGGCGATCTGCTTTAAGTTCTTCTCCTGCAACGGCGTCGGCTTGTTCTTGCCTACCTTGCACTCAATCCCAAAGAACCTGCCTTGGTGGCAGCCCACGATGTCGGGCACTCCGCTCTGACCATACCCACCTGTCACAGGGTAGAAGTAGTAAGCACCCATCTCTTTGAGTATCGCCACGACTTTCTTCTTCACCTTAGCTTCCGGTGTCATTGCCATCGTCTTGTCCTTTCACTGGTTGTCGTCAAAGAAAGCGTCTTCTTCACACCAGTAGTGTTCATTGTCCCAGTGCGTAAACAATTCACGGTATGCACGACGGAGTCCACTTAAGTCATACCACCAATCATTTACTTTCATGTATGCCCGCCAAGCGGTTCGCTTGCTCTTGGTGTTCATGTAGATGCGAGAGTTCCTAGTCCCCGTGTAACACAGCATCGTCCTGTCCTTTCAGTTTGGCGATGGTTTTTTGCGCGAGAACCACTGGATCACGGTCAGGCCATGTACCATATTCCATGAAGTTGCAGCAGATTTGCAGCACGAAAACCGCCTCATCCAGCTTGGCTTCCAGTTCCTCTATGCGATCTACAAGCGGTACACTGGCATCCATCTTTTTGAGGATGTGGTGCATTCGTTCACGAGTCACGCCCTTCTCCTTGGCCAGCTTGTGCGGGTCTTCGCCTTTCTTCCAGCGGCGATACGCCTGCTCTCTTGTCATCTCACTCATCTTTTTCTCCTCTGTTTGCACGTCCTCTGATCTCGTTCACTACGTTTTTGTTGCCCTCGGCCATGCGGATGATCGTCTCAAGCTGATCCCACGTAACCCAAAGTCTTGGCAGGGGTACAAAGCCCGCCTCCCGAAGAGCCTGCGCGCCCTTGCTCTTGAGTTCTCTGCCGTTGCTCAATTTTCCCGCCCCCACATGTACACGAGGATTGCACCCAGCAACCAAGGCACCGGGTCAGGCGAAACTATAGCGGTGATGGCCAAGCCAATGCTGGCAAGCGCGCACAGCCCGCGGAAGAAGTCGTCTGAGTCTTTCATGGGTTGTCCTTTCAGAAGATGTTACGGAAAACGAATAGGCCGACTGCTACAACCGCTACCACCTCGATAAACAGGACGGCTTCAACCATCACTCACCTCCTTCAATCTGGTCGATGTTGCACTAGTCATCTTTGTTGCGCTCCTTTCGCCACTGTTGAAAGTCATTCCACTCCCCGCGATTGCGAATGTCAGCTTTCATTTGCCGCACCGTTTTGAATGGGACGCGCCAGATCATTACCGGCAACGCGATAACGATGAAAAAAGGCCATAGCACTGCCGCTGTTATTCTGTCTCGGAGCGTTGTGCTTGCGTCAGCACAGAGTCCCGCAAAGATGACAACGGTCATAGACCACCAGACGACAGCCACAACGGTCAAAATAATTTCAAAGTTCATGTTTATATCCTCTGCTACCCGCGCCGTTATTGGTCATCGGTCCTGTCTTTTCAGTTCTGCGGCAGCTATTGCTTGATGCATGGTCCGCGAGTATCTTCTCTAGGCTCATGCTTCTTCTCCCCAGTCCTTTTTGTCGCCATATTTTATGGCTTGCTCATACCCCGCGTAATACTTTTGCACCTGAGCGGGCGTCATGTCTGCTTTGCTGATCCGGTGGCCGTTGTCCTTGTAATGCGGATCTTCTGGCCTGCCGTAGTAGGCGTCTGCGTGGCCCCGGTCGAAGGGACTGCCGTGGCGTTGGGTGGTCATGGGTTCTCCTCATAGTAAGCGTCCACCATGCACGAAACGGCGAACTCAGCCACCGTGCCGCCTTCCGGTATCTGGCCCCGTAGCCAGCGTTGGAGTTCCTCGGGCTGCTGGCGGACCAAACCTCTGATCGACCCTGTATAGACGCCCCTCAAAATGTCAGCTTTACGGCGGGCCAACAGCCCCCGCGCTCGTGCCGTTGCCACAACTTTATTGGCTTGGGAAATAGACAACCCGATCACTCTTGCTGCCTCACGCGTGGTGTAACCCTGTTCTAGGTAGGGTCGCAGCTGCGCGGCCCGTTCTTCTAATGTACAATACTTCTGCACAGTAAGTCCCTCGCGGTAACTGGTTTCAATTGTGGGTGGGGCCGAAGCCCCTGTTAGTGACGCACTAACAAAACACCCAGTAGGTATCGCTGTTGATGCGCCTACCCACACCATCAACAAGTTCGGTCGGTGGCTTACTGCTCATCATTGAGAGCACAGCCAACTTCTCCTGCATCCAGTCTGGTAGCTTGTGTGTCCCAGCATAGGTGCCATCCACTATCGCGTCAACACTTTCTAAGCCAATACATGACACCTTAACGTATCCTGTGTCAGCCACTATGTGAACACGGTATATGTTGTCATCGGGTGGTAGATGTTGTGGGTCATCCACCCAATAGGCACTTCGTTTAGTACACCTGCGCCACCCGTTAGCTTCGATCAAGTCTGTGTATTTGCGGAACTCGTCTGGCGTTGTGTCTTGCCACGTTTCTTCACCGAGCCACATAGAATACATTCTCCGTCGCACGCACACCTACATCAGGGACGTATTGTTCGACTGCACACATGGACAGCACAGCCATCTTGCCTGCCAACTCGTCTGGCAGTGTTGTGTCGTCGTACCGTGTTACCTCGTCAGATATTTTAGGGCCCCAACCTTTGAGTTTGTTAGCCTCTACAACCTCGAATACCTGCTTACCCATACGCTCAGACGCGATCACACAGTGCATATCTAGTTCCTGTTTCTTGGCCGCGTGCTCGTCAACAGCAGCAAAGTATGCGCGTAGGTCAGTCTCGACAGACTTGTCCATGAACGTATGCCCTGTATCTATTAGCGTCCGCAGTTCGTTGGCGACAGCCGGTAACTCCCGCCTGTACCCTATACCAAACAGCTTGTGGTATAGCTTGCCCTGCTCTGTGCGTGTCCCCTGCTCTACCTCTCGCGCTGCCTCTTTGGGCACGCGGCTCAGGCCTTTGGTCAACTCGACAGGCGAGTAACTACGCAGAAACTTCTTAGCGTTACGCAGTGCCACCTTGCGGTTGGTAGACATCTTCATGCGCATCAAGTCCCCGCCGCTATACTTAGCGTTCTCGATGAACCGTGAGTATACAACGTAAGAATCAACGTTCTCGCTGGCAGAGTAACGGAAGTCGCCGAAGCCTACCCAGCCCATCGGCAGCACGTCATGTGGCATGTATACCCACGAAGTGCGCCAGTCTCTCGGTGTGGTGCGCACGCCTCGTATCGTATGCTCAAGGTCATAACAGAAGTCCAACAGGCCCACGGGCTGGCGCCCGTTGTACTCATTGTCGGCGTGGTTCTTAATCAGTTCTGATACATATGTTATATTCATTGCTCTTCTCCGTGTACTGTTTTCACAAAGCCCATGGTGTTGTTGATCCATGTGTTTGCACGTTGCTTGATTAGTCGTATGTCGTCCTCGTCCGTAGCCATCTGGAATTCGATGTCTCGCAGCATATACACAGCCATGGGTAGGCGCAGCGGGTGCGTCTCGAACGCGATAATCTGACGTCTTATCGTGAGGTCCATGTGGGGTAGCGGGTTGCCCAAGTAACGGCTGGTGTCGGTGCCGTTCTCTTCCATCCACTCTTTCACAACCTTTTTCTGCTCCTGAACGTACCCATAGTCGCTGATAGGCAGCAGTGGGGCCATGGTGAACGCCCACTCTTTGAACGCGTCGATGTGCTGCTTGTATTTCGCCTTGGCCGTTTTGTTGATGACATTGCGAGGTGGCGTAGGCACAGGCTTACCCCCAGTTACGAGTTGCCAACCGTCGTCTGTATTTGTAAATGTCAGTGCTGAGTTGTCGTCGTGCAGCATCACCCAGCTTCCCAGACGCTTCTGCCAGTAGTGCGTCGACGTGTTGTCCATGATCGCCCTGTAAACAGGTTCTGGTGCGGTGCGCACCTTGGCGAGGTAGTACTCGCTCTGTCCTGCTTGGATGAAGTGTTTGCCGTTGCGGTTGCGGAACCACATACCCTTGGGGCTGTGTCGATATAGGAACGCATAGCGTCTGTTGTGGTACCCCTGACCCCAGCCATTGCGCAGTGTAACTTCTTCTGTGCCATCACGCTTCTTGCGCCACACGATAGGCGCAAACTGCTCCATGTGTTTGAGTGTCGGTGTGAACTTATCCGCGCCGTAATACCACGAGCCGAAGTGCGGGTCACCAAAGTGGTAGCCATCCGACAGTGCGTAGCAGTTGGGGCTGATCTTGACGATGCGTTCCCACTTGCGGTTGCGGTCCCCGATGGGGCGTATGTCTTTGCCTTTGTTCTGCTCGCCGCGCAGTGGTGTGATGTTGTTGTAGTGTGCTTCGACTTCTTTGAAGCAGGTGAATGATGTGTATGTAAGTGTCATGTTCTTCTCTCCTAGTTTGTTAGTGTGCCACTAACGATTACATGTCTCGTCCTTTGACGTGCACGGTGGTGCCGCAGTCTGGTGATGCGTTCTTGTTGTCCATGATTGTCCAGAGCACAGGCATGTTCCACTGACCCCAGCCACCATACAGATAGCCGTCGGTCAGCACGATGCAGGCTTGCGCCCTGATCTGTTCCTGTGTGATGTAGTCGGTGACGCAGCGCACGTCCGTGCCCCCACCACCCTTGGGCTTGGTAGAGTTAACGATGTCGTCTTGTTCGTTAACCTCATACCGCTCGTCACGACAGACAGCGGTGTCCCAGTACAGCAGGCGGATAGCTTCGGGGTGAACAGTCTCGGCGATGGATTTTATTTCGCTAAGAAATACACTCAACTCCCGCTGACCAATAGAGCCTGACGTATCAACAGCCACGATCAACTCGCCCACGCTCTCGCTGATGCCGCTCGGCATATACACATTCGCACCGATGTAGCGACGGTTCGGTCTGCGCCACGTTGAATAGTCAGTGCCAGCACATGTTGTCTGCACAAACTCACGCAGCACCTCGCGCCAGTCTACCTGTGGGGCAAGCAATTCGGCGAGGTCACGGTCGCCACCTGATCCAGTCTTACCTGCAACCAACGCACCCTGACGTATGGCCTCGTCGATGTCACGGGCAAGGTCACGCTGCTCGTCCGCAGTCATACCCTCGGCTTCGCCCCAACCATGCTCGTCGAAACCTTGTGGGCCACCTTCGCCTTGTCCTTGGCCTTGGCCTTGGCCTTGTCCTTGGCCTTGGCCTTGTCCTTGGCCTTGTTGCTTCAGGTCGTTGAACACCTGAGCACTGTCCCAGCCACGATACTTCTCGTCGAAGCAACCACACTTCAGCTTGCCATCCATCGTAGCGAACTGATCCTGCGCGTTGTCGTCGGCGATCTTGACGTTGATCACAAAGTCACAGGCCATGTTCGCAAGTTGGGGGTCTTGCTTGTACAGGTGCTGCCACGTTGTGAGGTGGCGATAAAGTTTGTGATACACCTCGTGCAAGATCAGGAAGCGTAGCTGCTTGTCGTTGAGGTCCGCGATGAAGTCCGCACCATACACCTCGTCCTTACCATTAGTGTATGCAGTGGGGCATTTGGCAGGGTCTGTCTCGACCCTGCGCTCACCAATCATCAGGACACCTGCGAGTGCGATGTATTTCGGGTTCGCCATGATGTCGACGACAGCCTTCGATACACGCTGCTCTGGTGTGAGTTGTTTACCTATGTTCAGCATTGTTATCCTCCGATACCTAATAGCCGCTTCCACCATGCGGGTTTTGGTTTGGGTTGCGTAGTCAGTTCGGGCGTGGGCGGTGTTACTACTACGTCCAACGAAATTTCGTCGGCGTTAGTCATCTCGTCCTGACGTGTTAGTGCCGCACTAACATTCTGTTGTTGCTGCTGCTTGCGCATCTTGGGTAGCCCCATATGATGTGCGCGTTGTTGGCACGCTGAGGGTGACCGTTCGAGTATCCGTGCGATCTCCCTGTAAGTCATACCTGCGATATACATCGTGCGTAGTGTGCCGAGGTCTGCGTCTGTCCATTTCTTAGCCATTTGTTTTCTCCTCACTGACTTTGATGACTTGAGCCACGTCTGTGTCCAGTTCGTTTTTGAAATCGGCTTTTGCCCATTCCCCTGCTTGGTGTGAGTTCTCAGCATCTATGCGGAACACCCGCGATGCGATGCCTTCCACTGTGACGTAATAAGTTTTAGTCATGTTACCTCCCATTCTTTCCAACCCATCTGTCCTTCTACTGCGTACTCGGTCACGACTGGTGAAGAGCTGTCGATCTCGGAGCACTCGTCTTCCATTTCGCCATCTTCGACGAACTCCACCACTTCTTCGATGGTGTCGCCCCACACCTCGTATTCATATGTCACGCGCACTGTGGCCCGCACTTTGAACATCTGTGTCATACTCACACCCGATCAGCCGCAAACAGGTAGTTGTTGTCCATCGCCCACTGCGTGAACTTCCTGTTGGTCATGACCATGCTCTGCTTGGAATACTTCGGCGCACGCACACCGTTGGCGAACATACCCTGCGCTTCTTTGTCGAGGCGTGGCATGTAGTCCATCCATGCGTCGAGCCAGTCTTTCTCCAGTGATGCGAGCGTCCGATACACCACCATGCAAACGGCTGCGGCAGAGTCAGGCACCTTGGCGTTCTTCGGGTCATCCTTGATTGATTGCAGTGACGGCAGCTGGTCGGCCAGCTTGACAAACGCCATCAGGTCCATCGCACCACGGTCGCCGATTGTGCCCATCAGTGCAGCGGTCAGTGTCTGATCGTCAAACTTGTCACGCTGCTTGAGCCAGTCGGATGCCGCTTCGAGTGAGCGAGGTGTGACAAACGCCGCACGCTGTGCTTTGGGGTGGTAGATGTAGGGGTTCTCGTCAGGGTCACGCACGTCCTCGAATGACAGGAACAGTTGTGGATTGTCCTTACACCAACCAAGCAGGGTGTGATCCACCCCGTTGTTGATACCCCACTCGATCCACTCCATGTTGTTCGGCTTGCGTGCAGTCACGACAGTGATCCGGTTGCGTGCATGTGGTGGCAACAGGTCACCGACACCTTCGGCCCCGAGGTTAGTCGTCGCAAAGATTATGCTGTCAGGGTGTAGTGTGTAGCTACCGATCTTGCGCTCCAACATGAGACGTAACAGTGCGTTCTTCACGGCGGGGTTGGCTTTGCCATACTCGTCGATCATCAGCACGATGGGTGCGTTGATGTGTGCGCCCAACTCCTCGTTGGTTGAGTATGTCACGAACGGCAGTGAGTCCGCCCCCGTGGTGTTGATGTTAGGCAACGTGATGTCGCCGAGGTCCTTGGTTGTGCAGTCGAAGTAGCACGCCGTGTGGTTGGGTAGGTCGCGGGTCAATGCCCCCAACAAACTACTTTTGCCTGTGCCCATGTGACCTTGGACCAGTGTGGTGCGCTCGTGCCCACCTGCTTTGATGAGGTCCGTGATCTGGTCGAGGTTCAGTGCGTACATTGCTTGTGCGTTGCTCATTTGTTTGGCCTCCTTAGCCGTTGTTTCATGTGGCGTAGCCACATGAAGTTCTCCTTGGTTTGTCGTTTGTTAGTGGCGGCACTAACGCCGCCTGTTTTGTTACCCTTCGCCGTAGCCGTCGCCGTAGCCGTCGCCGTTGCCGTCGCCGTCGCCGCGACCACTGCCGCGACCACTGCCGCTGCCGCGACCACTGCCGCGACCACTGCCGCGACCACTGCCGCGACCACTGCCGTAGCCACTGCCGTTGCCGTCGCCGTCGCCGTAGCCGAAGCCGTTGCCTAAGCCGTAGCCGAAGCCGTTGCCGTCGCCGTCGCCGTAGCCGAAGCCGTTGCCTAAGTCGTTGCCTAAGTCGTTGCCGCAGCTGTCGCCGCTCATGTTGCTTGGCCTATGGCAGCCCCGTCGATTGTGGCGCTGGCGACTTTGTAGCCGTTGCCGCCTTCGCCGTTGCCGCTGCCGCTGCCGCCGCCGTCGCCG